CGAGCCATGCCCAGACTGTCTGTAAGCACATTCCTGAAGCCTTGTGCGTAGGCTTCGTCATCAGCAGCAGCCTCGTCAGCTCGCCTCTGCATATCCTCTTGGGCTTCCATTTGCGCCCTCAAGCCTAGACCTGTGCCTGTAGTCAACAGATTAGAAGGTTGTAGAGCAGCTTGACCCATAGCCTTCAGACCCTCTGGCTTTGTAAACGCAGCAAGCCTGTCTCCGAAAGATATGCCCTGACGCGCAGAGTCTAATGCGGAGGTAGCACTTCCTACCTGCTGGCTTGCGTCAAGAAATGACTGGGCAGATTCAGATATAGGAATGACAGTTTCACCGCCTGTAGGGCCTAGAAATGGATCATAGCCGACAGGCACCGAAGTTTTTGCTCCCAACGCATCCCCCAAGGTTGAGGCGTTCACCATAGAGTTTGGCTGCTGGAGTATATTGCTTGCCTCTAAAATGTCAGGACTAACAGAACCAGCAGCTTTTCCTGCTTCTTGCAATCCCTGTTGAGCAGCCGTCATTTGGCCCAGCTCTGTACCAGCGCCTACAGCCTCAGCGCCAGCGCTAAATATCTTGCCCAGACCAAAGCCCGTAATGCCGCTGACCAAGCCCTTCTCCAGACTGCCTGACTCGGCAAATGTGCCTATGCCTGACCCTATAGCCCCTGCAAGCCCCGCTCCCAGCTTTCCGGCCAGCAGCTTAGTTCCTATAGCCTTGCCCAAAAGAGGGGCTAGGAACGGCAGAAAGGCTTCTGGCTGACCTGTCACGGGGCTCTTAGTGAGCTGCCCAGTGGGCGACATAGCAGCCAATCCCTGCACCTCATACGGGTTCATGTGAACTAGCTGACTGTCCCCGTAACGCCCATGACTGGCGAGCTGCTGGCCTTGTCGGGCGAGGGGTGGTTTCGGGGCAATATTCATATTATGTAGTCTCTACGCCGAATATGTTAAAGCTCATGTCACTGGTACTAGAGTATACTTTAACAACGTCTGCTTGATTAAGTGTTATTCCAATAACCACAGTAATTGTGTTATTAGCCGTAACTTCTTTATCGTAGTAAATAAATTGTTTGTTATCTGCTCCAGCTCCACCAACGTGGATACTGATTCTGAAAGTCTGATTGCCCGAGTTTCGGTTACATATAACCAAAGAGCTAACCGTGGTCTGAGCTAGGTTAGGAACGGTGTACAAAACTGTAGTGGTGGTTGCGCTAGGAGCTACCTGCCCTAAAACCTTTATGGAATCAGCCATTACCAGACGCTCCCATCAGCAGGAATTGATAGCGCTTTAGGGCTAATGACTCCTCTTTGTCGGTCTTGGTAGTAATAGTCCTAAAATCATCACTTACGTCATTGAACGAGCGCTCGATAGCCCTTCTCATGGTTAGCTCATTCTGGAAGTCATAGGCTGGATTCGCCGTAGGTAATACAACTAAATTAACTTTCTGAGCCATTACCTTCTCCCGTCAGGCTTAACGTCAAATCTCAAGGCTCCCAGAGTCCAGCCGTAGCCCGTTCCAGTACCCTGAACCCTGATCACAGACTCTCTGGTTCTAGCCCGTATAAAGGACTGTCCGGTGTTCTCAGTGACCGTAGTGGAGGCCAATGTAGCTGTGTCGTTCAAGGGGAAATCTTTACCTTTCATAGTGATATCGACAGCAGCGCTGGCTGTAGTACCCCTGAACTCAAAATCAGGTATTAGGCGATTAACAAACATAAACTGCTCACCATCGCCAATCTCTACGCCACCAGACTCAATATAGGCATTCATAGCAGAGCCATCATCGTCAAAGCCGCTCTCATGATTGTAAAGATACTGGTTATCCGTCCCTGTAAGAGCAGATGAGGCTATCGGAAAAGTTCTCGTATTTGCTGGGATGAACGCACCCCGGCCCAGAGTTCCTATCGCCCATGAATCTTCCATGTAATTGTAAGACACATAGTTAGTAACCTCTGTATTCCCAGTTCCGACTGGGTAATACCAGTACACCTCAGAGAAATCCACGCTGGTTGTAGCGAAGACTTTGTACTCTTCTGCTGTATTGATATTGCTGAAAACGTAATCCAACACCGTGCATGTCAGGCGCTGTATNGAACCGTTATAGAAGTAGAATCCACCACGATCCATGAAAAACACCATATCACCAGCATTGGTGGCGGCATTCGGGGAAATCATCGACAACCCCTCGTTTACCACCTCAAACTGAAAGGTAAACGGACTGCCAGAGAATCTCATCGTATGGATACTGCTGTCGGTGAATATTAACGTCTCCTGCCGTGTTTTGATCGCACCCACAATGAACGATCCGGCTGTTAACGTAACACCGCCAGCAGTATTAGTTGAAGTAGGAGTCCAGTCGAATGGATTCTCCTGATCACTAAACCTTACTAATAACGGGTCAAGAGTAGCGCTGCCCAAGGGGTTGCAGCCAAAACATATCGTATGACGGTCAGTTTCTGAGACCATCGTTTGGAGAGCCAGTGTAGGCGCACCCACTGCCCCTGCCTTGTCAGACAGAGCAACTCCGCGAGTTCCTGTGCCGTTAGTCTCGTCCCAGTAATATATTCCGCCACCACGGACATTGAATATTAAGTCATCGCCAAACGTGTCTTGAGAGTACAGTCTGAGCTGATTACCAGCGGTAATTGGCGTAGAGCCGCCCCAGCCTCCAGCGCCCCATGTGCCTGCCCCAAACCCTGATGCTGCCACATAAGTGTTCAGCCCTGTATTTATCTGATATGCCCCTACAATAGAACTACCACCATTACCTGTGTCTGAGCCATTGGCTGTGACGGCACTTCCAGATGTATCTTTTGCCAAAACAGTGTAGGAGTTGTTATTTACAATCGTCGCTATCTCATACTCTTGGTTGAGAACAGCCGCAGTAATATTGCCACCAAGAGACACAGCCCCACTAAAAGTAACAAAGTCATTAACCACAGCCCCATGATTAGNATCTGCCACGGTAAGTGTAGAAGAGCCGTTACTCNCAGAGAACGTAACATCCCCCGCCGCTGTAGTTTCTCGTATAGGAGTAACGTCATAGTAGGCATCCCCCTGATTGATATAGAACTTCAGGTTCGTGCCAACACCAAGATATTGAGTAGATGCAGCAGCAACCCAATCAAGCAAAGAACGACATATACCAAGACATGTATTGGTGGAGTATTTTACCCAGCCGCCTATCTGCTCAGCTCTGCCTTTACGGAATCTAATCTTGTCAGAGTCATACCATCCAGTCCCGGCAGTAAACTGCGTACCTTCACGATTTACCCCCGGCTTGAATTCGTACTTAACTAGCATTACAACTCCACAAGATATCTGTTTTTCATGTGAGCAGCCTTGATAAGGCTCTTGCTCTGCCCCGTATATTTAACAGCATGATGGTTGGCTAACAGCTCTGCACACAGCCATTGGTCACCGACTCTGAAATCACCAAGATACCTGCCGTATTTGCCTTTCTCACGTGTGCAAACGATTACCTCTTCCGCGCCATCGAAGAACTGTTCGACAAAACTTTTCGCTGCCAATCCGTATTTTTTTTCTTCCAAATCTCTAGTGCGAGATTCGGGAGTATCAATGCCGTAAAGGCGAATACGCCCACCACTACCCCGAATCCAAGTGTCCCAGCCCAAATCAACAGTAGCATCTATGGTGTCCCCGTCCACGACCCTAGTAATCTCGCATCGGTACTCATACATCTGAATACTCACCGCTGGAGATCATGTCAGTTAGCTCTAAAGCACGGCCACCAACTTGTTTTGCCCACCTAGAGTCCAAGAACTCTGTAGAGGCTTCTGTGTAGTCTCCCGCTTCCATAGCAGCTAGAGCGCGTTTAAAAAGCCGCAACCTAGTCTGTCCAAGGTTAAAAGAGATGTCTACTATGGCATCTTTTCGTACATCATCAAGGCTGTTAAACCAAGGGTATTCAGAAGAAAGCTCTTTAATAACGCGCTCAATATCGTTCTGTAGTAGGTAATCTATCTCGTCATCAGATAAGCCCATACCGCCCTGCTGGTCAATGTTACGGCCCACTCCCACAGTAATCTTGCCTTCGGA